AAGGGATGGAAGAACTCCCGCCGGTTATATGTTGAGATTGATTCAAAGATTCTTGTAGAGTTACACAAGAGACACAGGATATTACAAACTGTATCCATGTTATACCGTCCAATGATTTGCCCACCTGTTCCACATAAAAGAGAGCGGAGTGGTGGTTATCTTAATCAATGGATACGCAAAGAGATGGTACAAAGATACTCATCTAACTATGCTAACCCTGATGAGCAGAGAGACCAGAAGTTTTCTGAGCCTAGTGATTTAGTTATCGAAGGCATCAATGGCATGATGCGTACCGAGTGGGCAATCAACGCCCCGGTATTAAAGGTAATGGAAACTTTATTTAAGAGTGGGTCAACTCTTGCCAACCTACCTATGTATGACTTCGAGGAATTCATGCACAGTTCTGAGTACCCGGACAAAGGAACTAAGGAAGAGCAAGCTATCTGGTGTCAGAATCGTGAAGATCTATGGGGCAAATGGTATAAGCAGGAACAATCAAGGGGACGTATGCTTGTACGATTAGCTCTGGCTAAACAAATGTCAGAATATAGATTCTTTTATATGCCATATACCTTAGACTTTAGGGGTAGGGCATACAGCACATGTGAATTACTTTCCTGTCAAGGCAGTGACTTTGATAAAGGTCTTATCATGTTTGCTAATCCCATGGAACAAACAAAAGAAGGACGGTATTGGTTGAAGGTACACTTAGCAAACCTGTTTGATCAGGATAAGTATTCCTTTGACAAGAGAGTTCAATGGGTAGATGATAATTGGAAAATGATTCAAAAAATTTCTGAGGACCCTTATAATAATTTAGAATGGGTAGATGACGCTACTAAGAAAAACAAATCTTTCCAGCGGCTGGCTGCCATCATAGATATTACAAGAACTGATGGCCTAACACAGATTCCAATTCAAATGGATGGTGCTTGCAACGGTAGCCAGCACTGGGCTGCAATCATGGGGGATACTACGATTGCATCGCTTACTAACGTAGCACCAGCTGAAACCCCTCAGGATCTTTATCAATATGTAGCGGACCAAGTAACAGATCTTTGTAAGTCCAGTCCAGAAAATGATTGGTATAATACTTTCCTAGAGCATTGGGATAATGAGATAGATCGTAAGGTTACTAAGCGTCCTACAATGTGTGATGCGTATGGCCTTACATTCTATGGTATCCAAAAGTATATTAAGTTAGAGGGTCACGTTGACTGGCTACCCCTAGAAACTAGAGGGGCTGGTATCGTAGAGTTATCAAGAGCTATTCAAACTGGATTGAACAACACCCTCACTGAACCAAACAAGGGGAAAGAATACCTTAAAAAGATTTGTAATGTGGTCAGTAGTTTAAACCAAAGTGTAACCTACACTGTACCTTCTGGATTTAAGGTGGTGCATTACTATAATAAGGTAAAGAAAAGACGTAGCCTTGCTTCCTTGTTTAACCACAAGGAACTTACCTTCACCTCATTCAGTAATGAGGTAGATCGTAAGTCTGCTGAGCAGGGTATTCCACCTAACTTTATTCACTCTTTAGATGCGAGCCATATGTTTTGTACTATATATAGAATGATATTAGAAGGTATTGATAGCTTTAGCATGATCCACGATTCATTCGGATGTCATGCACCCAATGTTGGGACAATGAGAAAACTTATTAAGGAGGAATTTTATGAAATGCACAGATCAAACTTGTTGGAAGAATTCAGAAGCGACGTGCAAGAACAACTTGGAATCGAGTTGCCCGACGTGCCACTGCGGGGATCATTCGACTTGTCTGGAGTTCTTGAGTCAGATTATTTCTTCGCCTGATCGTAGAGAAATTACATGGCGTGATGCTGAAACCTATGGAGATAGTAGCTGGGTCAGTGCTGAGGAAGTATGTGCTCAGATTAGAAAGGCTCCGCCTCTGATGAAGACTATTGGATATGTTCTCTATGAAGATGAAATCTATGTTGCCATGTGTGATACCATTGGACCAGAAGAAACTTCAGCCATAACAAAGATTCCGAGGATGATGATTATAGAAATGAAACAATTCTACGAAGCTGAGTTCGAGTCATGAAAGTTCTAATTGAAAACGAAGGGGACATGGAGCTGGGTGTAGCTTATGCTACTCAATTAGCTAAGGAAGATAAAAAGAATACCTTAACCTATCACTTCCGTACTGATAAGATGATGGAGATCTTTGTTAGTAACTTAGTAATGTCGTATGTAAGTAATGAAGTGCCTGTTACTCCTAAACTTTTTCTTGAATTAGTCTGTCCCTATGAGGACGATGATACAGAAATGGAGAATGAATTTGAATAACTACGTAGAAATTGAAGGTGATGGATACTTTCTCGAGGGAAATGTATTGACAATTGATGACTGGGATGTTATTATATATGACATGGCTAACGAAGAGGAGTTCTATGATGACGAAGAAGATGAATGTACTTACCGATTTCTATGAAATGAATCGGATTGTACCTAAAGGTCGGGTCTATAAACGACATGACCAACTTATGGATGGTATGTATAATAAGTTGCAGCGTATGGCCGCTGTTCATGGCATGGATCTTCACTCAGCTGTTCCTTCTTGGACAGAGGTATGGATCCATGTGAAAGATGATGAAGGTAATATGGTTACTGCATACAAGGATAAGAACCATACCGCCGTTCGAGCAGAGCTTCCCCCTATTGCCATTCAATGGAAGCAAGACTACTCGAATAGACATAAAGGAAATAAGAATGGCTAACGTGTTAGTTATCGGAGACCTGCACCTTCCCGCAGTTCATCCAGAATACTTGGACTTCTGTAAGTCCGTTAAGAAAAAGTATAAGACCACACAAACTGTCTTCATTGGAGACATCGTGGATCTCCATGCTATTTCGTTTCACAAGAAGCACCCCGAATCGGATGCTGCTATCCTTGAATACGAAAAGGCAATGGATGATCTAAAGATGTGGAAGAAGTCTTTCCCTGTTGCAAAGGTATGCATAGGTAATCATGATGAACGTATCCATAGATTGGCTGCGGACAGTGGGATTCCCTCGATGTACCTTAGAGAATACAAGGAGATCTATAAGACTCCTAGATGGGAATGGAAGCAATCGTTCTTGATTGATGACATCTTCTACTATCATGGTACTGGTATAAATAATCAATACCCCTCTTACAATGCTGCCAAGTCTCGGAGTTGTAGTGTAGTCAGTGGGCATACTCATTCAGTTGCCAGTATTAACTGGATGGCTGGGCCTACTCATAAGATCTTTGGTATGAATGTAGGATGTGGTGTTGATATAACTCATAAAGGAATGGCCTATGGTTCAGCATTCTTAAGGAAACCTATCCTTTCTGCTGGCGTGGTGATCGATGGTCATCCTTATTTGGAATTAATGTAAGGAGAATGCTATGGAAAACATGAGCGTTGAAGAAAAGAATGAAGAAATTTCGTCTGAACTGGAACTTCCTGCTGGTATTAAGACGGAAACCGTGTTAAAATATCTAGGTGAAGTATCGGGTGCTTTGTCAGGCATCGCTAACGATATCAACCAAACAATCGTTAATGTAATTTCTGCTGGTGAAGACTATATTGAAAAGGAGAATGCTAGTGATGACGCAGATGAATGAAATAACAACGGAAACTCTCGATGTACGCTGGTCACACCTGCACCGCCCGGATGATAAGTTCGGTGCTGATGCAGCAAACCACAACATCACCGTCGTAGTTAACGACGAGCTTCAGAAGAAGCTAGAGGAAGTCATGGCCGAATCGGGCAGCAAGAAGATCAATGGTCTTCGTACCGATGATGAAGGTGTTACCCTTCTGAAGGCTAAGACAAAGCTGTACGTTAAGGAAGGCACACCCGCCTTTCCTTGCGTTGACTCGGCAAATGAGATGACGAATGCTATCCCCTTTGGTGGGGACAAGGTTCGTCTTAAGCTCAAGCCGATCCTTCTGACCCGTGATGGGTCGGTATCGCTCTTCCTCAATGGTTGTCAGATCATTGAGAAGAACGAAGGTGGTTCAAGAGGTGGGGGCTTTGCTCCCACTGATGGGTTTACCGGCAACGTCGAAGTCAAAGAAGCTGACTCCGATGACGGTATGCCCTTCTGATGATGGAAGGCGAGTGGGTATTTCCCATTAGCCCTGTGGCCGCAAGTAGGCCCCGTGTTACTAAATACGGGGCTTACT